AGTATTTGTAGAACCAATAATCGAAGAAGTCTATATAGAACCTATACCAGAAGTGGTAGAATTGACTGTAGAAGAAGAATTTATAGAAGAAACTATTGTACTAGCTCCTGAAGTTATAGAAGAAGAAATCATTTCAGTTGAGCCAGAAGTACAGATAGAAGAAACAGTAGAAGTTATAGAAGAAGTTTTTGAAGAAATAGTCGAAGCACCTGTGGAGGAAACCAATGAAACAGAAGTTGTCGAAGAAACAGAAACAAATACAGAAGTGGATGAAAGCAACGAAACTGCTGTCGCAGAAGGAACAGAAACACCAAACGAGAATAGGGGTGTTGAAACCCAACTAACTATAGAAGAAATATCTATCAAGGTCGCAGACAAAATAAAGACAATAGATGGGCAGCTTAAAGCTACACAGATGATAGTAGCTAAAGTTATGGCAAGAGATAACAAGATATCTTCATACTCACAAGTCAATACAGACATATTTATACAACCAGAATTAGTTGATACCAACATAGATCAATACATCAATAACAACTATGTCGATATCAGAAACATTTACCCAAATCAAACATACGAGGACAGACTATGGACATCAAGACAATAGCAGGAATAGTAGGACTAGTTATTACACTAGGTGGTTTGTTTGTTCAAGTTGGACAAATATTAAACAGACTAGAGGTTGTAGAATCTAGGTCAGTTCCAAATATTGTGCCTTTAGAAAAAGAATTATCTATACTTAAATCTCAGGTAGAGGAGTTAAAAGCTAAGAGTAGCAATCCATTGATGAGATGAAAAAGATAATAAAGTTCTTATTAGGGAATATAAGAACGAAATATCTAAGACCAGAGATATCAGTCTTAGAGTTTATACTAATATTAGTTGTGGCTTACTACATTGTTTCAGCGATCTAAGTATACATAAACTAATAGGAGATAACTATGAGTGCAAACATACCCTTCACTAAAAGGGAAATGCAAATCATCAAAGCAATCCATGCGATTGATCCTAAAGCACAAATAAGCATCAAGACACTTATCAACAATAGGATTGATTACAAGTATGGTGGTGTTCTTTTTTTAAATTGTGCACCCATCACTTGGGATGAAGTCATGGATAAGATAGATGAGCAAGAAAAAGACACAAGATATTATTAATCGACCTGCCCACTATACGAAGGGCATAGAAACGATTGATTACATTCGTTCATGGGAAATGGATTATGTTCGTGGGAACATCGTAAAGTATGTTACTCGATTCCCTTACAAAGGCACACCACTACAAGATTTACAAAAAGCTAAATGGTATATCGAATACCTAATTAAGCAGGAAGAAACCAAATGACCATTCATAACAATGGTGGCAACTACAGCAGGATCGGAGTTATCCAAAGAAACGAAGATGGAGATATGCTCGTTTGTCCTCACTGCGGTTCTAGCCATATTATTAAAGCAGGTACTGATGGTACACAACACCAAAGAAAAAGATATAGATGTAAGACCTGTGGCAAAAAAACACAAAATCCAAAAGTCGTAAAAAACTATGAATTAGAAGAAAGGACAGAGACTGATTGGACTACAGAAGAACTTATTGAGCAAAGAACAGAAATTTTCAAAAGAAAAGATGCTCGTGAAAGAAAAGATGAATTTATCAAAATTAGAATCAAAGACACAAAACCTATTGGTCTTTACATACAAGGCGACCCTCATGTCGATGATGACAACTGTGATTGGGTATCGCTTAGAAAACACATAGATATAGTCAATTCTACAGATGGGATGTATGCCTGTTCTGTTGGTGATTTGTCAAACAATTGGGCAAGAAGAGGTAAACTTGCAGGATTGTGGGCAGACCAAACTACTAATGGTGAACAGCAATGGCAACTTGTAGAGTGGCTTATCAATGCAACACCATACATCTTCATCGTTGCAGGTAACCATGATATGTGGGCCATGGAAGGAGACCCTATCAAATGGATGTGCAAACCACTAAAGTCTGTTTATCAAGACCACAACGCAAGACTTAAAATAAAACTACCCAAACACGAAATCAAAGTAAACTGTGCGCACAACTTTAGAGGACACTCTATGTACAATACAGCTCATGGTATCGTAAGACACGCATTGTTCAATGCAAGAGACCACTTACTTATTGCAGGACACACTCATGTGTCAGGTTATAGTCCTATCAGAGATGCAACAAATGATAAAATAATGCATTGTGTCCAGGTTGGCTCGTACAAGAAGTATGACAACTTTGCAAAAGCATTGAACTTGCCATGTAAGATGATGTCTGCTTGTGCAGTTGCAATATTCAACACAGAACTACCTGATTCGCACCCTGACTTTATAAAAATATTTTGGGAAGTAGAGGAGGGAGCAGATTATCTTAATTATCTTAGAAGCAAAAAATGAAACCAAAGCTCGTAATATTAAACTGGGAAGATGCGATAACGCCTACATCAGGCTGGACGAATATAAATGAATTAGATAATTCCCTGGCAGATTGTATATCTATAGGATTAATTATTGAAGAAAACGAAAAAAGTATTACCATAGTATCTCACATATCAGGTTCTGATATACAAGTCGATATAGATGGTAGCTTGGTATTAGATAAGTCTTGGATAAAGTTTAGAAAAGATTTACCTTTACCTAAGCAAACAGCAAACAAGTTAAAGAAATGGTTACTGGAGAAGAAAAATGCCGAAGAAAATAGATAGAGAACAAGAATTAAAATTTATTGATTACTACACAGAGGGAGACACGGCAGGGAACGCCAGTAAGTCAGCAGAAAAAGCTGGCTGGAAAGAAGACCCTAGACAAATGGGCTATTATTTAAAAAACAAATATATTGCAGAGATAAAACAAAAACATGATGAACGCATAGCAGGAACATCAGGACTCGCTATTTCAGTTCTACAAAACTTATTACATTCAGAACAAGATTCTGTAAAACTAAATACAGCAAAACTTGTTTTAGAGTTAGGTGGTTTCAGTTCACAGAATATAAACTTGAATGTAGAGAACGGGCAAAATAAAACAGATGCTGAGTTATTAGAAGAATTACAGGGCCTTGTTAGCAAAATTCCTGCACTAAAACCAAAATTAGCTATGATACAAGACAATACAGAAGAGGAAAACAACGAAACCTCAGATAATGAGCCTAAGAGGGATGAAAATAGATTAACTCATTAGGGGGTAGTAAGGTATCACAAAGGTCATTTAAATGCGATTACGGGCATTCTAGGGCCACTTTTTTTCTAAGAATCGTCCCCAATCTTAGATAATGCGTTGATTTCAATATTTTTTGTAAATTCTAGTGCTTCTAAGTAGGGTTTCTTAAATTTAGAATATTCTTTTTTATCATAACCTAAAAACTCAGGTCGGTTATCATCATCGTATATGAATTGGCCTGTCCCATCACAATGCTGACACTTCTCTATACTGTTGCCATTAGCAATAGTTCCTCTGCCCTGGCACATAAAACAATTAGGATATATTACTTCTCTCAATGCTAAGTTAACAAAGTTTCTTATTAGATGTCTGTCTTTTTTTAACACATCTACATCAACATATTTCATAAAAATTGTGCAGAAGTCTTGATATATTTCGTGGAAGACTAAAGACCTAGAATAATTATCGTCAGTGTATTTGGCCATCAGAAAATCATACTCAACATCTTTTAGATTTTTAGTACCAAGAAAATGTGCAATGTCTTCACTGGTTATAGCGTTGTGGTTAGTAGATGATATTTCGTAGTTCATCGACTTAGCAGTTAACAAAGTTAATAACTCAGCTTTCACGGGTCTCTTTAATCCTCCGTCTTTCATCTATAACTCTTTTGCCCATAGAATTTAAGTATTCCTTACCTCGAGCTTTATATTGTTCTATCATATATCTTTGTAAATGTACATTCAAACCCCAAGGAAAATAAACGCTGCCTTTGTTATCTTTATTAGAACTTTCCTCTATCTTATCTAATATTTCAATATCTTCATCTGTCCATTTTTTATTGCCCAGTGCATCCTT